AGATCACTTTATTGCACTTAAAGAAGAAGTGGATGACATAAAAACTTTAGAGCAATCCTATCGTATACCTGGTGGACCAATACATGAACTATCACAACACATAATAAGTAAAGTACAAAATAGATTTGATAAACAATATAAACCAAGAGATGATGAAGGAATTCTTCGTAGATACTCTGACATTACACAAGTAGATATGTCAAAAGGCAATTGGTTAGTATTATCATCAGCTAATTATTTTTTAGATGATGCAAAAGATTTATGTGAACTTCAAGGGTGGTACTATCAATACAAAGGAAGAAATTCTATATCACTGAAACTATTGTTAGCATTAAACAATTGGGAATCTTGGAGAAAAGGTGAGATGTTAAATCATTTAGAAATAAAAAACATCTACGAATATTTAGGAGCCAATGTATTGGAAGGATTTAGAAAAGGTAAAACATTACACTCTGAAGAAAAATATACACTAGAAGATTGTAAAGCTAAACACGGATTAATAACCGATAAAGTATGGTTCGAATCTTTTGAAGGATTAGATACCATAACTGAAAACTACATTCGTAACATGAGGGCGAATGGAGAAACACTAAATAAAAACCCTCGTATAATAATGTCAACCATACACGGAGCGAAAGGAGGAGAAGCCGATAAAGTATTACTGATGCAAGACTTAACCAATGCAGCTCTTGAAACATTTAGTCACGACCCAGATGAATTACATAGATTATTTTATACTGGAGCGACGAGAGCGAAGCGTGAATTACACGTCTTGGATCCGAAGAACTTTGATCGTGCTTATATATTATGACACACAAAGATTTATTCAAAGCATCAACATATGATTCGTTGGAAAAGCAGGTCGGTGGGAAACACTATCGCAATATGAAAATTCAACCTGCACACTTTATAAACGAAAACAAGTTGCTTTTTGCAGAAGGCAACGCTATAAAGTATATCTGTAGACATCAGTCAAAAGGAAAAGAAGAGGACGTGAGAAAAGCAATACACTATCTAGAGATGATATTAGAAAGGGATTACTCGTGAGAAGTACACAGATCCCGTTGTTCACACCAGAAACAGAATGGGTCATGCCTGAAGAACTAAAAGATCTTAAAGGCTACAAAGAAATAGCAATTGACCTAGAAACAAATGATCCAAAACTTATAGAGTTAGGATCTGGTAATGTTACCGGTAATGGACACATAGCTGGAATTGCAATAGCAGTAGAAGGTTGGGCAGGATACTTTCCTATTTATCACGAATCAGGTGGCAACTTAGATAAAAAATTAGTTTACTCTTGGTTACAAGAAATTTTAAATCAAACAGATACTACCTTTATATTTCATAATGCAATGTATGATGTGTGTTGGTTAAGAACAGAAGGTCTTATTGTTAAAGGTAAGATTGTAGACACTATGATAGCAGCGTCTTTAATTGATGAGAATAGATTATCTTATCAATTAAACACATTGTCTAAACATTACATTGGTATGGGTAAAGACGAAAACATTTTAAATGCAGCTGCAAAAGAATATGGATTAGATCCAAAGAAAGATATGTGGAGATTGCCTGCGTTATTTGTAGGTCAGTATGCAGAACGAGATGCAGAGGCAACACTTAAACTTTGGAAAAAATTAGAAACAGAACTTTACAAAGAAGAACTATGGGATGTATTTAATTTAGAAACTAGATTATTTCCTTGTTTAGTTGACATGAGATTCAAAGGTGTAAGAGTTGATCTTGAGAAAGCAGACAAAATTAAAAAAAATCTTATGCATCGAGAGGCTAAAATTGTCAGTAAAATCAAGGATTTAACAGGAGTTGATGTAGAAATACACGCAGCTAGATCTATCGCAAAAGCTTTTGATAAATTAAAACTACCATATGATCGAACAGAAAAAAGTAATGAACCTAGTTTTACAAAAAACTTTTTACAAAATCATCCACACGAACTTCCAAAACTAATTGCAGATGCAAGAGAAATAAATAAAGCACACACAACATTTATTGATTCTATAACTAAACACGCAGTCAATGGAAGAATCCACGCAGACATAAATCAAATTAGATCTGACAATGGTGGAACTGTTACAGGAAGATTCTCAATGTCAAATCCTAATCTACAACAAATTCCAGCAAGACATCCAGAGTTAGGTCCAATGATAAGATCTATCTTTGTACCAGAAGAAAAACATAAGTGGGGATCATTTGACTATTCACAACAAGAACCTAGAATACTTGTACACTACGCAAAGTTACAAAATCTAGAAGGTGTTGATGAAATTGTAGATGCATACAAAGCTGGTGATGCAGACTTTCACCAAGTTGTAGCTGACATGGCAGGTATTGAACGTAAGCAAGCCAAAACAATTAATCTTGGTTTGATGTATGGTATGGGTAAAAATAAATTAATGGCAGAACTAGGATTGATGAAAGATTCTGCAGAAAAACTAATTAAACAATATCACAGTAAAGCACCCTTTGTTAAACAACTAATGGAAAATGTTTCTCGTAAAGCAAACGATAGAGGAAAGATAAGAACTTTATTAGGTCGTGCGTGTCATTTTGATCTTTGGCAGCCTGTACAATTTGGTGTATTTAAACCTTTACCTTTGGAGTTAGCACGAAAAGAATATGATGAACCATTAAAACGTGCATTTACTTACAAAGCTTTAAACAAATTAATACAAGGATCTGCAGCCGATATGACCAAAAAAAGTATGGTAGCGCTCTATGAAAATGGTATAATACCACACATACAAATTCACGATGAAGTGGATATATCTGTTGAATCACCAAAAGATGCAGAAAAAATTATTGAAATAATGGAAGCTGCAGTGGAACTACAGGTACCAAACAAAGTGGATTATGAACAAGGAGATAATTGGGGAGAAATTAAATAATGGCATATTTGAACGCAGATATCCCACCCATTTATTGCCAAGTACGGAAGGAGTATTTATATGACTTTACCAGACATCATGGAGAAAGTGAAGAATGTGTTGTCTTCGGTCTCACAAGTATGGCGGGCACCGCAACATTATTTCACATTATGTTACCAAACGGTGCGATCTTTTTTAGATTGCCTATCAGTGCGTTTTTCCAAAAATCGTATGATAGAAGCAAAGTGCCTGATATGTCAGTCGACACGCTTCAATTGTGGAATAGCTTCAGCTATTATCCTAGCGTGCATATGTTTAATTATCTAACATCACAACGAGGCAAATATTTCGGCAAAGATAAAAAAGAATACTATGGAGAGTATTTATTCACTATTGACTGGGGTCATCCAGAGAGTAATATCTTGGATTGTGAGCATAGTGAAATACCTCATGAACATAAGTGTGGCCATGTATTGGCTCTTGATAACGGCAATTTTGCAATTCAGCCTAATAATCGTATTCTTTGGAACATTAGTAACTTTACTGTGCAGTCCGATGTACCTGACTATAAAGTTCAAACTACAGAGTGGAATGTCGAAAATAAGGGATGGGTTACAGAAGATACGGACAAAATGTTCTACAAAATAGAAGACAAATAGTGTAAGATACTTGGCTATGACAATAGAGGTAGCCAGGAATGAATTACTATTTTACAGGAATATTAATTATATTACTTGTTCTAATGGCTTTCTTTATGGAACCAGGATACATACCAACTAGATGAGTAATAAACCTTTAAACATATCTGAATCCGCTGCCGTGCAGATGCCGATGAAGACGGTTGCCTCTCTGATTTTGCTCGTCGCAGCTGGCGTCTTCGCTTATACCGAGTTGACGGCTAGGCTGGTATCACTAGAAACCTCACGTGAATTATTTGAAAATGATTTATTAAAAAAATCTGAACAAGTCCCCGTAGACCAAGAACAACATTTTTTACTCGAAGATTTGTACAAGTCTGTAGAGAAAATGGAAAAAACCCAAGAAATGAATATGACAAACAAAGTCAACATAGAATTTCTTGCTTCACAATTAGAAAAAGCATTAGAAGATATTGAAATGTTAAAAGATAAAGTTAGAGAAAATGGCAACGGGAAGAATTACTAAAAAAGTTTTAGATTACATAGCTCACATAAACAAAGAAGCTAAACAGATGAGTTATGTAAAAGAATTAAAAAAATCTGTAGAACATGGTAAGAATGGTACACAGAAATATGTAATCAAAGAGGGTGAAAACAAAGGTAAGACAGTATGATTTTAGAAGTAGTAGCTCTTCTTATGATTGTCAACGGAGAGATCAAGGAACACAGAATTCAAATTGATCCTGAAACAAGTAAACCTTCAATGGCAATGTGCTTGAAAGGTAAAAGATATGCAAAGAGAAGTGAAAAAGGAACAAATATACAGCACCAGTGCATAAAGTCTATGGCAGAGGTTG